TGCAACGGTGTCTCTGCAAGGAAGAAGGCGAAACCGGCCGAACGCGACTGGAACCGGCCAAGATTGGAAACAGCGGTGCCGAATGTTGCCGGCACGTATGGGTCCGACGTTGCAGCGTGGGCCGAAGAACACCTCGGCGTCACGTTCATGCCCTGGCAGCGGTATGCGCTCGATCGGCAGTTGGCTTACGACAAGGCCGGCGATTGGTGCAACCGCACCGCGTTAGTCAGCACCGCCAGACAGAACGGCAAGTCCACGCTGATTGCTGCAACGATCGGGTGGGCGTTACTCGAATGGCCGAAACTGTTAGGCCGCCCGGTGAAGATCGTCAGCGCCGCGCACCGCCTCGACTTGGCGGTCGCACTGTTCCAGGAACTTGCGCCGATACTCGAGGACAAGTTCGGGGCGAAACCGTCGTGGACGTTCGGCCGTAACGAAGTACGGCACGCCAATAGTCGCTGGATAGTAAAAGCGGCCAAGCCGCAAGCCCCCCACGGGCTTGCCGGCGTGGACCTACTGATCGTGGACGAACTATGGGGCGTAGATACCGACACCCTCGACATAGGGTTCATGCCGACGCAACGCGCCGTCGCGAACCCCCTGGCACTGTTCTACTCAACGGCCGGCACCGAAGAAAGCAAGGCCATGCTTACGCACCGGGAGGCCGCCATTCGCGCGATCGACACCGGCCAACCCAACGGCACGTTGCTACTCGAATATTCGCCGCCGCCGGAACTGGACCCGATGACGCCCGACGCCTGGAAGTACGCCAACCCCGCGTTGGTGCACGAAGGCAACCCGAAAGGCACGCTCACACTTCGCACGATCGAACGCGAAGCAAGCGCCCCGAACCGTGCCGGGTTCCTACGTTCTTCCGTCAATATCTGGTGCCAGACAGACGCCGGGTTTCTCACCCCTGGCATGTTCGAAGCGTGCCGCACCGACAAGCGGCCGCTACCCGGTGGGGTGCTCGCTTGCGAGGTGTCGATTGACGACGGGCGGTATGTTGCGGTGCGCTGCAACGTGAACGCCGAAAACGTGCCAACCGTAACCGTTGCACTACTGGCCGACACCGTGCCCTCATTCTGGGCGGCGGTTCGCAAGCAACTGGAAGCCAACCCGGGCGTACTGTTGGCGATCACCCCGACACTGGACGCGCACTGCCCGACGGACCTAGCCCACCGGCGCATGATCGTGGGCTACCAGGAAATCAGCCGGTGGACTGCCGTAGTCAAACAAATGATCGCCGAGCGCCGCGTACTTCACACCGGCGAAACCATGCTGGAAGAACACGTCGGGCGCGCGGTCGCAGTTCGCACGCCTGGCAGTATCGCGATCAGCACCGCCAAGTCACCCGGCCCGGTGGAACTATGCCGGTGCCTAATATGGGCGGCCGCACTTGCATCGAAACCGCAAAGCAACGTTCGTCGCCCGGTGATTGCCACAAGTAACCCGCGCCGGGTTGCCTAAGATAAAGCCGTGCCATTATTCGCCCGCCCCGTCGTAGAACAGATACTCCGCCCGGAGACAGCCATCGCCGCGGCGGCGGCGGGCAACCCGCTAGTCGATAACTTCGTCAACTACACCAGCAGCGCCGACAGAATAAACGCGCTACGCATTCCGACGATCTCACGCGCGCGCGATCTCATCGTTGGCATGGTGTCGTGCTTAGAAATAAAGCAGTACGCAAAACAGTGGAACGGCGACGATTACGAACGCATCGAACTGCCACCCGACACCTGGTTCATGCAACCCGACCCGAACGTCACGCGGAACTTCTTCCTTGCGAACCTGACCGACGATCTCATGTTCTTCGGCCGTGCTTTCGTCGTCGTAACGCAACGCAACAGCCAAGGCTTTCCAGTGGCGTTCACGTGGATACCCGCCAATAACGTGCAGACACTCGACCAGTCCGGGCCATACCAGTGGTGGGGGCCGTCGTCGCAGATCTACTTCCAGGGCGTACGCCTCGACACTCGCGACGTGGTGCAGTTCCTCAGCCCGATACCTGGACTACTGGCCACCGGGGCGCGCGCGATAAACACCGCGGTTCGCCTCGATCGTGCAGCCGAAAGGTTCGCCACCATGGAAGTGCCGGCCGGGTATCTTCGTCAGCGCGGCGGTGAACCCATGTCGGGTCAGGACCTTGCGGACCTTGCAGCGGCGTGGAGTGAAGCCCGCGAAAATAGCAGCGTCGCCGCCCTGAACGAATACGTGGAGTGGGTCGAGAGCAGCATCGACCCGTCGAAGATGGAACTAGTGAGCGCCCGCACCTACCAGGCGGTAGAACTTGCGCGCGTGGCGAACATTCCGCCGTACCTTGTCGGCGCACCCGCCGGCAGTGGCATGACGTACCAGAACGCGCAGCAAGCGCGCCAAGACTTGTACCTATTCGGCGCGAAACCGTACATCGATTGCATCGAGCAGACTTTCAGTATGCCAAGCGTGACCCCTCGCGGCCGATACATCGAACTAGACGTTTCTTCGTACATCGAAGAAAACGGGCTGTCGGACCGGCCGGACGATGCTGCCCCGGCCGGTTCCGGCAGTTCACTAACACCCGAAAGGACCACCAACGATGACTAACCCACTAGCCCCCCTGAACCTGACCGCCGGCCGCGTCACCGTTGCCGCCGAAACCGGCGACGGTGAACCGCGCCGCACGATCAGCGGCCTGGCCGTACCGTACGACACCGAAGCCACCGTGTCCGGCGGCCAGAAGGTTCGCTTCCTGGCGGGCAGTCTGCCAACCGACGGCAAGGCCCCCCGCCTACTGGAACAGCACGACGCCAACCGCGTGATTGGCATAGTGACCGAACGAACCGAAACCGAAGAAGGCATGACTTTCAGCGCCCGGATTAGCGCAAGCCGCGCCGGCGATGACGTGCTGGAACTAGTAAAAGACGGCGCCCTGGACTCGGTATCGGTAGGGGTGGACCCGATCGACGCAGAGTTCGACGACGCCGGGGTCCTGGTGATCGCGAAAGCCAAGTGGCGCGAACTGTCGGTGGTTGCCGAGCCCGCGTTCGAAGATGCTCGCATTCTGCAAGTCGCTGCCACTAGTGTGGCACTCAGCAGCACGAACCCGGAGGAACACATGAACACCGAAACCAACACACAAGTCGAAGTGCCCGCCGCTGCACCCACCGCGCCCGTATGGGCCGAAGTGAAGCGCGTGCCGACGAAACTGCCGACCGTTGCGGAATACATGGCCGCATTCGTTCGCGGTGGCGAAGCAGCCGAAGCAGCGCGACGCGAAGTGCACGCCTACCAGTCGCACCATGCACCGATCGCAGCAGCAGCCGGCGATCAAACCACCACAGACTTTCCTGGCGTCATTCCGGTGCCCATTCTCGGACCCACGTTCGACAACATCGCGCCGTTGCGCCCACTTGTCACCGCGATTGGCGCGCGACCGATGCCGGGCAGCGGCAAGACGTTCATTCGTCCGAAGATCGTCACGCACACTTCGGTAGCGCAGCAGGCGAACGAACTGGCCGGACTTTCTTCGACCACGATGCTTGTGGACGACATCGTCGTCACCAAGAACACGTTCGGCGGCACCGTCCTGGTGTCTGAACAGACCGTGGACTTCTCGGACCCGGCCGCGCTCGAAATCATCGTGCGCGACATGGCGAACCAGTACGCGATCCAGACCGGCAATAACGCCTGCACACAGTTCGCCAACAATATCGGTGGCGCGCAGCAGGTTGGAACCTGGAACGGCACTTCGCAAGACTTCATCGCCAAGGTGTACGAAGGTGCCGCCGCTATCCTCGCCGCGGGCCGCGTCATGCCAACGCACCTAATCCTCGGCACGCCAGGGTTCGAAGCGGTTGGCGCACTGGTGGACGGCGACAACCGGCCACTGTTTCCGACACTCAACCCGATGAACGCGTCCGGCGTAATGTCGGCCGTGAGCACCGTTGCCAACCCCGTCGGCCTTTCGCTTGTCGTAGACCCGGGCTTGGACTTCGCGGGCAACTTCATCGCCCTGGGCACCGCCGGCGGAACCTACGCCGGGTTCGAAATCTACGAAACCATGAAGGGCTTGGTCAGCATCGAAAAGCCCGACGTGCTCGGCCGTCAGATCAGCGTCCGCGGATACTTCGCGGCGCAGTTCATCGACGTGACCAAGTTCCGCTGGTTCGACTTCTAACACGAAAGGCGGCCACATGGCGGCCTACACCATTACGCACGGGCAAGTGACCGGCGGTGTCGCGATAGTTGCGACACTGACCGGCACACCGATACAGCCCGGCGTCAGTATCACGATCAGCGGCAACGCCACGTTCAACGGCACGCACGTAGTTACGGCGTGCCCCGAGTTCTTTTTCCTCGGGCCCGACGAACAAGGCGACTACACATACAACACCGCGGTCCTCATTCCGAACCAGGTGGCGTTCGCCCTAAACGTCGCGGACGTTGCACGCACCACCGCAACCGGAACCGTGACGTACGACCCGGTCTGCACGTGGATTACGAACGGCGACGCCGAGGACTGGCTAGGGTTCACCGTGGCCGCCCCGTCCGGCGATTACGACCTCCTCACACTTGCAGTCGGGGCGGCCAACCAGTTCGCGTGGCGCCGCCGCCAGGAAAGCGGCTACACCGACAGCCTCACCACAGTGCCAAGCCTGGACGTGAAACTTGCGACCGTAATGCTTGCCGGCTACCACTACCGGGCCCGCGGTTCGATTGACCAGTACGCGTCATTCGACCCGCTTGCCACCGGGGCGCCCGTGGGCGGTTCGTTCGGCGACGTTCTTCGGCTACTTGGCTGCAACCGTCCGGCGATCGCATAATGCCCGCCGCCGACTTATTCAACGAAGGGTTCGACGACCTGGTCGCGAAACTGCAAACCATTACCGGCCTACGGGTGACCACCAGCAACGACCCGCGGAATATAAACCCGCCGTGCATACTTGTCGAAGCGCCCGCGTTCCTCATGCCGACCAACGCAGTAGCGCAGATGGACTTCACCGTGAAGGTGCTAACGATCGGCCCGGGCGACCGCCGCGCAGTTCGGAACCTATTGGAACTTGCCGACCTTATCCGCGGCGCCAATATCGGCCTGACCGGCGGACGGCCAACCGTGACCACGATCAGCGGCGCAGAGTACGCGTCCTACGACCTGACTGTTTCCACTAAGGTGGCGCCGTGACCTACCGCGTGATACGACCATTCGGCGCCCGCAAGATCGGCGAGATCGTGCACGACGATGCGTTCCACAACGTCCACTACCTACTGGCGGCCGGCATGATCGAACCAGTAGCACCCGAACCCGAACCCCAAGCCGATGCCACCACTAAGCGCCCGCAAGGTGCTAGAACTAAGAGCAAGAAACCGAAGACCAAGGAGTAAGACATGGCCACCACGACCTACCTCGCGAACCCCGTCGTAACGATCGGCGCAGCGTCACCCGGTACCGATATCACCGACCAGTGCAAGTCCGCGGTCCTCACGCAACTTGTCGAAGCCTTGGAGAGCACCGCATTCGGTTCAAACGGCCGCCGCTACACCGCCGGCTTGCAGAACCACACCTGCGTTCTCACGTTCCTGATGTCGTACGCCTCGAGCGAGACTTACGCGCTATTGCAACCACTGGTCGGCACGCAGGTCTACGTCTCGGTGAAACCAGCCAGCGGCAACGAAAGCGCAACGAACCCGAAGTTCGAACTGGCCGAAACGTATCTGGAAAGCCTGGACGTGGTGAACGCCAACCTTGGCGAACTTTCGGAAGTGCAAATCACCCTTCAGGGCGGCGCGCTTACGATCGACACCACCGCCCCGTAAGCCACTAGAAAACGAAAGGCAGCACCATGCGGCTAACACTTACCGTCAGCACCACCGACCGGCGTACCTACGACGTACAAACGTCGCTGGCAGTGATCGTGGATTGGGAGCGCAAGTATCAGCGACGCGCCGGCGATCTCGCGGCCGGGTTCCACATCGAAGACCTGGCGTACCTGGCGTACGCTTGCGAAAAACGTGCCGGCGATACCACCGTCGACTTCGATACGTGGCTGACCTACGTAGAAACCATCGAAGTGAAGGACACGCAAGAAAGCCACCCTACGGTCGCGGCGCCTACCGACGGCAACTAGCCGAACTGTTGGTCGCCGCCTCATGGTGGCCCCCTGGCGTAGACTTCGACACCAGAGACTTGGCAACAGTTCAGAAAGTCCTGGAAGAAAGGAACCGCCGGCGATGACCGTATCCGCAACGGTGCAAGTTGTCGGCCTGAAAGAAGCGCTGCGCGAACTGCAACAGATAGACCCGAAACTACGGCGCGAAGTGTCGAAAGACTTCCGCAAAGTAGTGGACCCGGTGATAAAGACAGCGAAAGCCAAGGTGCCGCAGGCGCCGCCGATCTCGGGTTGGGGCCGTAACTGGAAAACGAAAAGCGGGCACCAAATGACCCCGTGGGTAGGTAGTCGCGGCGATGACTTTATAAAGGCGAAAGTATCGGGCAAGAAACCGCGAGAGTGGGCCGGACGCGTCACGAACCTGGCGGTGTTCAGCGTTACGTGGTCCGGGGCAGTGAACACGCTCTACGACCTTGCGGGGCGCCGCGGTAACGGCGACACTGAACGCGGCGCGCGAATGATACGCGCGATAGAAGCACGGCACGGCAAGGCGTCACGGGTGTTGTGGCCCGCCTATGAGATGAACCGCGACGAAGTGGAACGCCAGACCGGCGAAATCGTCGAGGGTGTGATGCGGGCAGTGAACCGCAACCTGGTGAAAGGCTAAGCCGTGGCCGTAGTCATTCCGATTATTACGCAATACGCCGGCAAGGGCGTAGAACGCGCGCTGAAAGAGTTCCAGTCGTTAGGAAGCGCAAGCGAAAAAGCGGCGTTCGTAATGAAAAAAGCGTTGGTGCCCGGCGCGATCGCCGCAACCGGCGCAGTTGTCGGTCTTGGCGCGACACTATTCAAAGCGGCGCAAGCGGCCGCCGAAGCGCAACGCGAAGACAAACTATTAGGCGATCAACTACGCCGAACCACCGGCGCCACCGACGACGCGATCGCCGCCACGTTGCAGTTCGTGGACGCCTTGGAGATGGAAACCACGGTCAGCGGCGGCGACCTTTCGCAAGCCCTGGCAACCCTTACCCGCGCTACCGGCAACGTCACCACCGCCCAGGAACAGTTACGGCTGGCCACCGATATCAGCGTTGGCGCAAACCTCGATTTGCAGGCCGTAAGCCTGGCACTGGCCAAGGCATACACCGGCAACATGGGCGCACTTACGAAACTGGGCGTGCCCCTGGACGAAAACATCGTCAAGACCAAGGACTTCGGCGCGGCCACCGCTGCACTTTCTAAACAGTTCAGCGGTGCAGCCGCAGGCGCCGCCGACACTTTCCAGGGCCAGTTGGCCCGGTTGAAGATCGGCTTCGACAAGATGGTCGAAGCACTTGGCGAAATCGTTCTGCCGTATCTGGAACGGTTCGTGGCCGCCGTCAATAAACACGTGGTGCCGGCCTTGCGCATATTCATCGACCAACTACGCGGCGGCGAAGGTGTCACCGGCGCGTTCGAAATCGCCATCGCCAGCATGGGCGACTTCGCCCCGGTTGCCATTCGGGCGATGCGCGCCGCCACCGAAGGCGTGCTGGAGTTCGTAAAGACCATAGCCCTGGCCTACGCCGGCATTCAGACACTTATCGGCGCAGCGCAAGCCCTGGCAACGCGCGGCAAAGCCGGCCTTCCAGCATTCGCCGCAGCCCTGGCCGCAGCCGGTGGCGCCGTTATCACCGACCAACTGAAAGCCAAGACCCTGAACTACTTCGACGACCTGGAAAGCCGCCTTGGTGACCTTTCCGCCAGGGCGAACGCAGCGAAACAGCAAGTCGGTGGAACCGCCGATCGGTTGGACCGCCTCAGCGCCGCGATCATCGCAGCGAACGCAGCAGCCGGCGGCGACGACGATACGACGGGCACCACCGGCGGTGGCGGGGGTGGCCTGAATAAGTTGGCCGAACGCGCCAAGAAACTGCAGGAACGGTTGGAAGCAGCAGCCAAGGCCCTACGCGACGATATGGCCACGGCGTTACAGGACGCCGAACAACAACTAGCCGACGCCCAGCAAGCATTCGACGACTTCGCCGACTCAGTTTCTTCGGTCATAAAGGACTACGCCGACTTCGGCGACGCCGCCAAGAACGCCGGCGACGACTTCGGCAAAGGGTTCTTCGAAGAACTAGAAGAACAGGCCCAAGGCGCCGAAAAGTTCGGGGCACTTGTCGAGCAACTATTGGCGCAAGGTATCAGCCAAGAGGCACTGCAGAAAGTGTTGGCCGAAGGCGTAGAAAGCGGCACCGCAATAGCCACGGCCTTATTGGAAAGCGCCGACGGTGTGTTACGCGCGAACCAACTGGTCGAACGTACGCAAGAAATCGCCGAAAAGATCGGCCAAGCAGCAGCCGCGAAGTTCTACTCCGCAGGCGTACAGAACGGCCAGGCGTACCTGAAAGGCGTCACCGAAGCCATAGCGGAAGCGGAGCGACGTATCGCCGGCGCCAAGCGCCCGGCGGACATAAAAGGCGCCTCCGCAGCGTTCAGCGACACCATGAGCCGTCTAGCCGGCCCCACTGCACCAGTGCAGAACGTGACGATAAACAGCCAGAGCCTTGACCCTCGCCAGGCCGGTGAAGTGATCGTGGACGCGCTACGCGAATACAACCAGCGGTCCGGGTACATCGGCCTCGATATCTTCGCGGTGTAACCGTGGCAACCCCCGTCGTACAGTCCGGCGACTATCTCATCGAACTGGATACCGGGTTCCAGGTGGACGGTTTCACCCTGGACGACACCTTGCGCGGCCTACTCGACAACACCACGTACGTGCTCGACGGCACGACACAGTTCGCCGATATCACCCCCTACTGTCGGCGCGTGAACTATCGGCGCGGCCGCCGAAAAGACACCGACCAGTTCGGCCCCGGAACCATGGCCGTGGTGTTGGACGACACCTTGGCCGGTGGCATTCTTTCGCCGTACGACACCAGCAGCCCCTACTATGACCCGGCGAACAATCAGCCAGGGTTGGCGCCGTTGCGTATCATTCGCCTAAGCCGTGAAGGCGAGTACTTATTCGTGGGCGTAGTAGTGAACTACGACTACCAGTTCGAACTAGGCGGCAGCAACCTGGTGAACATTCTCGCCGCGGACGGGTTCTACAAACTGGCACAGTGCTACTTGGACGAATGGAACGTCACCCCGGAAACTTCCGGCGAACGCCTCGAGACGCTATTGGACCTACCCGAAGTGTCGCTCTTTCCAGGGGCGGAACGCAACATTGCAACCGGCACCGTGAACTTGGGGCACGCCTCAGCGTTCACCGTGCAGCAAGGCACGAACGCCTTACAGTATGCGCAACAGATCAACGACACCGCAGAGTTCGGCCGCCTATTCATGGATCGGACCGGGGTGTTCACATTCCAGGAACGTATCGGCGTCACCTTGTCGGCGCCCGCCATTCAGTTCGACGACCAGGGCGCCAACACCCCCTATAACGACCTAGAGATAGAGTTCGACGCCTCGCACGTCGTGAACCGGGCGACCGTCACCAGCCTGGAAAACGTAACTGGAACCGACGACGACCCGGCCAGCCAAACCGAATACTTTATACAAACCCGCGCCATATCTTCCAGTCTGTTGCACCAACAGGGCGAACTGGACAGCGCCGCCGCCTACCTACTGGTGCCCAACCCCGAGCCGCGGTTCACCAGCGTGGCCACAAACTTCGCCCTTCTCACGTCACTGCAACGTGACGCCGCCGCCACCGTGGATATCGGCGACACCATACAGATCGAAAAAACCGTCCTCGGGTTCGGTGCCCTAACCGAAGAACTGGCCGTGGAAGGCATCGACGCGGTGATCGACTTCGCGCAAGGCCATACGGTCCGCTTCTACACATCGCCCACCACCGTGGTGTTTCTTTTTATTCTGGACGACCCCGTCTACGGAACTTTGGCAAATGCACTCGGCGAAGGTTCGAACGTCCTAGGCTAAAAGTATGGCAACACCACCAACATTCACCGCCGGGGCCGTATTGACCGCCGCACAGATGAACGCCATCGGCTTATGGCTAGTCGATGCAGCGACGTTCACAACTCAAACCTCGATTAGTTTGCCTAATGACACTTTTACGGCCGACTTCACTAACTACCGCCTGATGCTAAATCTCAGCGCCGTGACGGCCGACGCCACCTTGACCATGCGAATGAGAGCAAGTGGAACCGACGACAGCAATGCGAGTTATGAGTTAGCCGGAACAGAAACCAACTCAAGCAACACCACGGTCACCGGCATTACGTCAGCAGGTGGCCTCACTTCGTGGTCGATGGCCGAAAGCGATCCAATCGACCGCTATGCGCTAACGGTGGACATTATGGCCCCACAAATAGCCGAGCCGACGCTAATTTTCGCAAATCTCACCTATGTGAATACGGCAGCGACCGCGTGGCGCTACCGCAACTTCGCCGGGTGTTTTACAGCCGGATCGGTATTCGACAGTCTCAGTTATATTAGTTCGGTCGCGTCAAGTTTGACGGGTCGTTACTCCGTGTACGGTTGGAACCAATAAGGCAACACTATGAACGGAAGCACCGCGCAAGGCGTAGACCAGACACTAAAGGGCGGCATTCTCGGCTTGTTCACGTACGTATGCGGCTACTACAACTTGGACCCCGGGTTCATCGCCGCAGCGATGCCCGTACTGGCCGGCGCCCTGGCGTACCTTTCCAGCAAGTTCGGCGACCCGCACCGTGCATCGTTCGTACCAACTAAAGACAAACCCGACGCCAAGTAATGCCCGCCCCGTACGTCGTACCGTCGTACCCGATCGCAACCGGCAAGTTGCCAGGCACCGAAGAATGGGCGAAGCAAGCCGCCAA